GAAGTGTGTTATATACCTGTATATTGATAAGGCCATTAATGGACTAAGGTGATAAAGAATTAAGGCCCTTGGGATATATCCCTCTATAAAACCCCTTGGTCCTATTTCAATAAAGCCATATATGGACTAAGGTAAGCCTATGGGGAAATGGGTTTCATAGATTAGCCTATAAGGGCTTACTAAGTTAGCGTAAGTAAAACCCCAGGTACCTAAGTTAGGCCTGGGTTAGGTAAATTAGTCTAGGCAAATAGTACTATCCGAATCTAGGATTATTATATGGTCTGATTGGTATATAATATCCGATGAAACCCATTTTAGCTTATTGGGTTGGTAGGTTATTATACCAGTATGGGCATCATATAAGAAATGATGTAAGCCCTGGGATAAATCTAAGTTATTGATTTCCTGTTGTTCCTCTAGAGTCCAAGTGTCTAATGAGGGATCCCTGAGGATTTGAATTAGGTATTCGAAATTAGTTTCCATTGTAATAAGTATTATAAGATTAGTATTCGCAATATTCTCGTTCAAGGAATATATTGAGATGCTTGAAAAGTTTGATACCTGGTATAGGACCATCCTTCTCTTCGTCCCAGGTAGTGTATTCTATTAGAGGTTTATCATAGCCTTCGATTTCGGTAAGAGAAATTACCCAGGTTTGATTTGGAGTAAAATCTTCGATAAAGGCCTTAGTAAAGCCTTGAATGATTCTAGAATCCTCATTGGAGAGGGCCGTAAGGAGATGGGTTAATCGGGTTTGTAATTCATCTAATTTCATACGTTTATTATTTAAAATGTTATTATTACAATGCAAATATAAAAATAATATATTATATATGCAATAACCCTAATTGCCTTATGAGGTACCTAAGAGCCTTGAAGGTTAGATTGCCTTTATCCCTCTAAAATCCCCAGGGGCCATTAATGGAGATTGCCATTTACCTTCCTTACCTATAACTAATATATAATAACTAATGGCTCTAGGTAATCAAGGTACCCCTAAATCACAAAATTGTCCTAGAATACAAAAATTAATGCTAATATAAATACTAAGCCAATAACTTACAGAGTTACTAGGAATATTACCTAAATATGCCCCATGAAGGCCTTAAATCCTATAAACCATTTAGCCTTGAAACCCAATAATTTAATTGCCTTGATCACAAATTCGATTACCTTCCCCCAACCAATACTTATTATATAATACATATAAACTTAACTCATGGCAATCGGATTTAGGGGCCCCTAATGGTCGGATTTTGTGTACCTTTTTAGCCTTTTTGTGATTGCCTTTAAAGTGTGGGGTAGTAGAGCTAGAGAGCTATATAGTATAGTGGCTATAGTGTAGTTGAGTGGCTTTGTATAGTAGAGGGGTTATCACTTGCCTTGTTTGCCTAAATCCCCAAAACCCCCGGCGAGGTACCTTGATATGTATTATATGATTAGTATATATAAGGGGGATGGTTATATGTTATGTATGTAGGTGTATTATATTATGTACCTTAGTTAGGATGGTAGCTTAGTTAGGCTCTATATGATTTTCTTTTTATTTTTGTGTTGGGTAGGGGAGTATTGGGTTATAGGTGGGTTAGTATAATCCTATATGTGTAGGATACTAAGATTAGTGATGAGGTGTATAGGATTAGTATTAGGGTTTGTGATATTATATACCTTAATTTGTTTGTTGGGTGGGTATGCTTGTGGGCTTGGTATATTTTCTCATTGCGTATGAGGGTTAGGATGGTGCCTACGGATAGGATTATTCGGATTATGTGATAGATGATATTCATTTCTTTTTGTTTCTTAGTTTCTGTTGGGTACGGAGTAACTTATTATACTGGGCTTGGGGATCACTTAGGTATAGAGTGTAATCATTTTTGTTACTGCCCGGATTAGGGAAACGTTCTGTCCAAGTATCTTGGTGAGGTATGTATATTAGGTCTTTCTTTTTCATGGTAGTGATATTATATCGATTATGGTTATATCTCTTAGTGGGATTTGTAGTATATCTCTTATTTGTAATCTGATGTGTTCGGAGTGGAGGTGGTTTTTGTTTATCTCTTGGTTGGGGTACCTTAGATAGATATTAAGTTCCTCAGTTCTGTATGGGATTACCATTTCCTCTGTGAATCCCTCTGTGTATTCTTTAGTGTGTCCTGGTACCTCGAAAGATACCAGGAATTTCCCTTTTGTTAGCATGGTTTTATTTCATTGGTTAGGATTCTTATATCGGTATACTGATTCATGTATTCCCTTTCTGAGGATATGTCAAGGCATTTACATGCTATATAGTGACCGTACATTGATATACCTGTTTGATAGCCTTGGTCTTCGTTTAGGAAGTTAGCTAATGGTATCTTGTCTACTGAGCATATCTTCTGATGACCTGGTAAGGTTTCTGAATCTTCATAAAATACAAAGTCATAGGTATCTGTATTATCTGTCATTGTAGCAAATATCTCTATGAGCCAGTTAAAGTCCTCTAAAGGTACTCTGTCTAACCATTCCCATCCGATTGGGTATTCGTTTATTGTTATTGTTGGTTTCATGATGTTAATTGAGTTGAGGGTTAAACATTTGTTTTGGTTGGCCTAATAGGCAGCAATAAGGATAACCTGCTTCATCGAGGATTCCCAGTATAAGATATCGATTGGTATCTCTGGGAATTTCGAAATAGAAAGCTGGTTTCATGTAGCCATCTATGAATGTAAAAACTATCTGAGTGTTTTCTAGTAACCCATTTAGTTGTACATGAGAAAGGTAGTTATAGATAGCTTCCCTTTGATTTCTTGGGTTTTTATCCCATGAGATGAGCATATCGTCATACCAATTTGGATTATCGCATAGCTTTTTAAGTTGTTGTTGAATATACGGTGTCATGATTTGAAGTAATAATATAAGTCCTCGATTAGTTTATCCTGTTCTTCCCATATAGTATCTGATACTACGTATTCTGATACGAAATAATTATAGAAAGGCCCAAATAGTATTTTTAATACTATGTCCTTGAGTTCGATATTGAGTTGTTCCTCTTCTTCGGTAGAACTGGGTTTGATTGCCTGAAGTTCTGCCTTATAGGATGCCGTAACGGCATCCTTTAGGGTCTGAATATATTCTGGGTTAGTTTCCCTGAGAATATTTATTTGTGATTTGAGTTCTTTACTTATCATGGGGCTTAGCAATTACTGATATGAATCCTTGTGGATATAGAGTATACATAATTTGATAGTTCCCTGTGGGCAAGAAGACCTGCATTATGTTTGCAAGTAATGGGTAGATTTTCCATTGGTTTTCCTCTAGAAAGTTATTCCAGTCATCGAATTCTTCTGGATAATTACCTGATAGTTGGATATGATACTGTTCTTGGTCAGCAATAAATAAATTAGTTACTACCTGGATTTCGTCTGATTCCTTTTTATATTGGGTAATTGGGTACCAAAGTCCTTCGGTTTTCCATTTATTGAGTTGGAACAGAGACATGCCCTGTTCCAGTACGTTGAGTAATTTATATAAGTTTACCATAGTGATTATTTATTTAGTTGGTTAAATAATTCTGATACTGCAAGTTGTTGGAAGATTTCTGTTTCCCTGTGGTCTGATTCCCATTTTTCGATAGCATTATAAATGCTGGTATATTGGGATATCATGTCCTCATCTTGTTCATCGTCTTGGATAAATTCCCGGAGATGTTTTTTGAGTCCGGTTATGATATAATCCTGATGTTCTGGGGTTAATTGAAGGATTCCGAATAAGATAGCCTCTACCTGTGCGGGTGAATAATCATAATATTGGTCGTCGGCACCCTTTGTTAAGTCCATGTGAGAAATAATGTTTTCCCTGAGATTTTCGAAGAGAACTTCCTCTGAAGCATATGTGATGATATATCCTGAGATATAAGCAGCAAAAGGTTCATCCTCTAAGTCGATTGAGTAAACCTGGATATTGGTAGCTTCCTTGTTAATATAAAGACCATCGCTGTAATCATAAGTATAAATGGGATGAGAAGCAAGTAGTTCCCGGATGGCCTCTAAATTTTTTAATTCTTTCATAACGTGTCTATATTAAAATTATTTGAGAAATATTTCTCACTGCAAATATACAAAATTATTTCTAAACTTGTTTTTATAACTACTTTTATTTTTATAAATAGGGAAGTTCTGGGAGGTGTTTTGGGTGCCTCCCAGAGGGTTTTGTTAATATTGCCCTGTCATGGTAATGATAATGAAAAGGGATTCATCATTGAAATGTACCTGGATAGTATCTCCATAGGAGTTTGACATGTAATGAGAATTAGGGTTAAGTTCTTTTAATGGGTGATGTTCATCCCAATGAGAATTAATGAATTCTATCACGTATTGTTCAAAAGCATCGGATTCTCTGCAGTAGGTTTCTGCCTTTTCGTCATCGTCTATAGGATAATCCCGGAATTGGAGGTTGAGAGTTCCCATGTATGATTCATCCGGATTTGATATTTCGTTAACTGATTGAGCAGTGTAACCAAAAGCATCAAGAGTTCCATTGAAGTAACCCATAATGTGATTTGAGATTTCGTTAATAGTTGTCATAAGAAATAAGTTTTGTGACCCTGTTCGAGGTCGGTTAATAATTATATTTATTTTTCTCTTATGCAAATATATAAATAATATTTTAAATATGCAATAATTAAGGGAGCCCAGATGTTGGTGTTTCTGAACTCCCTGAGGATATATTAACTGGTTAGGGATTAGTATAATTCATCGGCCAGCATTGGTTCCTTGGGCTTATTTAATTTCTCCTTAGAACGTCTGGTAGCCCAATTCTCGTAGGGTTTGTAACTAAAGGTACGAGTTGTTTCATCGTATGCAGCATATACCATTTGTTTACGGGATATTCTCCTCCCGTAAGTTTTCTTAAGATTAGCAAACCAATCTAGATACTCCTGTAAAGAGTTAAAGATTTCTTTGTGCCCGTCTAAATCATTTTTAGGACGGGTTTTCCATGTTGCTTCTATATAGCATTGGTGTAAAGTGATTGAAATAAAGTATCGGCACCAGCTACCACCAAAGATAGTGCCCGTGGAGAATTCTATCTCCCGAGCAACTAATGGACTAACGTTATACTTTGTCATGCGATTGAGAAATTAAGTTGGAAAATCCAGTTGTTTCTATCGAGTTGATTGAATGATATGAACCTCCCATCGTTATCGGTAAATTCATTCATGAATTGAACTGCAGCAGATGCTAATTGCCCCTTATAGGGATTAGTATCGGCAGTTATGATTGATTCGAAAATGAAAGAATAATAGGTAGTATCATAGATTTGTACCTGATTAATATCCAAGCAATTGAGTTTGTAATCATCCTCTAGTTTGATTAAGAGTCCCATTAGGAAATTAAGAAGATTACCCTGTTCATCAGAGTCAAGTTCAAATGTAGATTTCTTTTCTAAGAAATTGCGAACTACCTTATTTAGTTCGTCTGCCTGATTGTAAGTTACTGAGTTCGTTTTCATATTTTTGTCTATTTTAAAATTGATATGCAAATATAAGCATTTTTATTTTTATAGAAAAATATATCTAATTTATTTTTAGGGAGGCTGAGGATATGTACACGCTATGAAAGGCAGTGGATTAGGCTGCCTTTCAATTATTAAGGTAATTGGGGAGTTAGCAAGTATAAAGCCTCTTTTATTATTGAATTCTCCATAGGTTCTAAAGAGGGTTCCTTGTACATTAGTCCACCTTTCTTCTTTTCGTTTTCAAATACTTCATGTATGGCTTGCTTTAGTTTAGTAGCTAATACCTCTGATAACTCCTGAGATTTAAGAGAGGTAAGTAACCCATTTCGTATTTCCCTAATATCCTGGTCATTTTCAGTGATAGGTTTTGCTTCTACTAATTCTTGTATACCCAAGTGATATTCATTAAGCAGTTCATACCCCAAATGTTGTAAGTCATTAAAGAAGATACTAAACTCATCATAAGTAAGTCTAGTATCAAAACCTACTCCATGATATAGTTGTACTAAAGGAGTAAGGATTCTTCTTAGTGTATTGAAATCTTTTAGATGGTCCAATTTTATTCCTGATTCGAGAGGTATTTTATATACCTTTTCACCCTTCAGTACTACTAACAGAACCATTAGTCTTGGTGGTAATCTTTTCTCGTTCATAAGCAAGTTTTTGTATTATGAGTTGTACATAGGTATTTCTCTCTTTATAGATAAACATTACCGATAGAAGTATCTCATGTTTCGGTAATATCATCTGTATGAAATTGCCTGGAGCAATCACTGTAGCTACTACTGGAGAATCTTCCTGAGAGAAATTGTCCAGTATCATCTCTGCCCTCTTAATGGGTTCTGGTTTTGTTGGGTCCAAAGTTAGGACTGGAGCAGTTATACATTCCTTGATGCCCTGTGTTAAGGCATTATATAACCATTCATCTTTTATATCCTCTACTTGGAGGTTTTTCATTGTAATCATATCCTAAACCTATTTAAAGTCCATACACCCAGGATATTAGAGAATACCCATAGTTCCCAGTTTTTATAAAAGTTATAGGGTTTACTGAACTGGGATGTTTGAAATATTATCTGGCTTGGTGTTCTAGATAACATTTCTGCATGGCAAGTTAATACTCCAGAGGATAATTGAACTTTAAAAGCTTTAATTACATCCTCATCATTTTTAGTCTCTACTGAGGTAAGTAATTTAATAAATTCTACCTCTACACCTTCCGACATTTTAACCTTTCGGAAAGCAAATTTCTCTTTATTCTCCATTTTGTTGATATTTAGATAAGAACTCTTGAGCTAGTTCATCTTGAGTTCTTTCGATTATATTCTTTACGATTGTTTTATTTTCTACTCTAGCCCACATACATAGCATGCCCAATTGAGCATCCATATAGCAATCTATAAGAGAGGGGTCCTTTCTAAATACGTCCCATTGTTTTACGAAATTGGTTCGAACCAAATCCCTATAACCCTGGTCTGATATACCTTCTTGGTCTATATAAGCAGATACCCTTTTTCTTACTTCTAAAAGGATTTTCTCTAAGCTTTCCGGTAATCTGAAATTTTCTGGTAAGCTATGATATACCAGAGCATTTGGTATCAATTCCTCAAAAGTGAACTGATTATCGAATAGTTTCTTTGGGTATCTACCTGAAAATATCAAGGGTATCTTATACCTTAGCAATGATGGTACTATGTCGTATATAGCATAATGTTTCCGATATTCCTGATAGACATCGAAATATAGATTCTCATCGAATATACCAGATTTCCTCATTATTGCCTGTAAAGTATTATAAGCAGCATTGATATGAGTATTACTCAATTTGAATACTAAGTTGCCATTTTTAATGGAAATGAGTTCACTACAGCATCTCTTTCGTTTAAATAAGTTCATGTGATTAAAATGTAAAGTCAATGTATATTTTCCTTGTTCCCTTGAGAAATTTTTCGTGATTTGAGTCATCATACTTATGGCAAGCATAAGTCTTAGATGATTTATCATAATGGTCTCTTACCCATACTGGAGCAGTATCAGTTGGTTTTAATTTAAAGTATGTACCCTGATTAACCTTGTTAACCCGAGTCTCTTTGTAAGATGTCTTTGGTAGTTCCATATTTTTGTCTATTTTAAAATTGATATGCAAATATAATTCTTTCTTTTTAAATATGCAATATCCGGATATAACTATGGGAGCTTACTATTTCGGAGGAATTGAGATGCAAATGAGCCATCCTCTTTTTCTTCTTTCTCAAAGTCTTCATATTGATATAACTCTGGGTCTTCTTCGTCTGGGTCTATACGCATTTCGATTTCTCTACGTAGTTCATGATGTTCTTTAGAGAATGAAGACATAGCTCCCTTATAATCATCAGTAATTTGCATTAACTCTGCTTTATTAAGGTTAAGACCCTCTTTACTTGTATCTACTCCCTCCTGTTTAGTAGCAACTACTTCGGGTAATGACTTAATGTCATACCTGTCTTCCAATAGTTTAGCCTCTTCTGGTTTATCCAATACCCTTTGTGATTCCAATACGATTTGACGGGCTTCCTCAATAGAAATAGAGTTCTGTTGAGCAATATTGTTCTGTTGATTGAATTGAGCAAATATATTCGTGGTACTTCCTCCAGTGAGATTACGTACAATGGATTGCAATGATGTAGAGGATTCAAGCTTTAACTTAAGGGCCTTTCCCAGCTCGGCAGATATAAACGGTACGTATTTCCCTCCCTGAGATTCTCTTAGAATATTAACCTGATGGGCTATTTCCATACGGTCTTCCAAAGCCCATGCTAGTTGTTCTCCCATTAATGCTTGTAGTAAATCTTCTGCCTTTTCTTTATCCCATATTCTAGAGCTTAATAGCCTATCTCTCATAAATACACGTATGTAATTGATATCTATACCCATACGGTATGAGAATGTATTGATATCATAGGTGATACCACATAATACACCATTACCCATCAGCCATTGATTAATAATGTAGTTGTGTATCTTTATCAGAAGTTCATCATTTGGGTTCTTCTGATATTCTAATGCCATTGCAGTAGTCCCCATAGGTCTTGGGAATCTTACCATTTTATTTTCCTTTTCTGACATACAAATGAGATTTTCTGATATCGGAACTTTCATCATAACCCATATACTCTAAATCGAACCTTACATACAGATTCAAAGATAGGTTATAGAAATATCCCTTATATTTTTTCTTACTTACTGATAAATTAAAAGGTTCACCAGAGATTAGGTCCCTGGTGAATACTAAATTACCTTTCCCAGTGATGGGAATATTAAGGCAAAGTTTATAATCTCCTACCTTAAATTTATTCCCATGCAGGTCTGTGATTTCCCTTGCCATAGTTTGACTTTTTATGGTTCGTAGGTTTTTTGTCTTGTTTACTACGGTTATTGGTTATCCCCTTTTGCTCTTCGATTAATTTCTGAACCTTTGGGAATAATCTTTGCCTTAAAGGAACTACCTGAGTAGCGAAAAAGGCATTCCATAATTTCTGGGTTAATGGTTCTCCTATTTTAAGTTCTGAAATTGCCCAGAATTTAGTTTCGAAATTCTTAACTATTTCCCTAAATCGGTAGTAGTATATATTGCCAGTCTTTTTATCTATCCCAATTGTAGTGGTTTGGCAATAATCTAGAAATTCTTTACCTAATTCGGATATAAACTCTTCCCTTTTAAAGTCATAATTCTCTTGGTCGAGCTTAAATAATTTTACGTAATCGATTGCTTCCATATAGATTTAGTTTGTGATTATTAAACGAGGTATACTTTCATCTGTAATTTGAAATAAGTACCCTCTTACATCATCCTCATAATAAGAGGACCAATATGTTCTTCTAACTCTGAAATTATCAAGGATTGCCCCTTTGGGTACTCCAGTAATAAATAAGCAATGCTTAGGCATCATTGGAGTAATCTCAAATTTCCCATCCTTGAAATTACCATAGGTACCGTAGTCGGGCATATTACCAGTAAACCCCGTATTCTGTAATACATCCTGAACCAGAGTAGTTTGGGGTATTTCCTTTTGGTTACATTCTATGGTTAACTTCGATTTGCCTATATATAGGTCTTTAACTATTTCTCTAAACATTTGTATACGATTATATGAGTAATACCATTTTTCTTGAAGTAAAGGTTATTCTGTGAACGTTCCTCTAACTTCTTTAATTCTCTTCGAGATTCAGTACAAATTCTATCAGATTTCCTTAATATATCTGATACATTATCCCAGATGGGTGCCATTGGTTCTACTGGCCCTGCATAGATAACTTTGTGTTTAGTTTCTATTTGGGGATATTTTGATTTATACTGATACTTACCTTTGCAGTAAAGTACGTTATACTTTTCTGGTTCGTTTCTTTTTTCGTTTTCCATTTTTGTTAGGGTTAATGTAATCGGATATTTCATCAAGCTGACCTAAAATCAATGCCTGAATGAAAAGGTTTATAGGCCTGAAAAAGAAATTCCTTACGTTATCAGTATTTATATACCAATCGTAAACGATAAAGAACTTCTTAATTT